GTGGTCATACCAACTAAGGATCCGCTTTCAACCATCCAACCACTATTAGCTGTAGTGTTTACAATATGCAGCTCTTGGGAACTGATCTTGTTGAGCTGCTCTTGCGGAGATAGCAGATTCCTAACCATTCCAAAAGGTCTGCCCCTTCGGAAGTACGCAAAGTAAGGCACGATGGTAAAATCGTTATACGGAGACCAACCATCAAACAAAACCACTTTATCGCAAGTTACTGTCCATCGAACCTTTTTAGACATCTTGCTGATAATCTCTAAGCCATAGTCCTTCGCAAACTTCTTAACTTTTCTATCGTTCCATGCTTCAGGCACTGGACGAGAGTCGCCAGTTTCAGGGTCTACATAACACTGCATACGGGTCAGTTTACGGTGCTGACGTTCTATAACTCGTAAAGCGCGTACCGACTTATACTCATCAGAGTCATACGCACTACCTAGATAATCATCTGCTGACTCTGTATCTCCGTATCGAGTTTCTTCGTACTCTATTGAGTCCCGCCCAAACGAATTACCGTTCTCGGATATAAACCTTAGATCTTCAGCCTTGTCCTTTCCGTATAGTTCTTCGATATCGTCTAAGGTCATCCATTTAGTTTCAAAAACTTCATTCCAGGTTTTAGGGTCGTACTCTTTTGCATCAGGATCAATCAGTATGTCCAAAGGATCCTTAGCCGTGATCCGCACTTCACCTTCAACGTGGTCGCTAAAGTCAATACGCACGTCGAAATATCCGCGACCATCCATAATCAAACCGTCGCTGAACACCTGTTGCTCAACCCAATCCAACTTGTTGTTGTCACCAATCTGCATGTACAACTTGTTTAAAGTATCCGCTACTTCTTCACTTCCGCCTCTTCTGGGCTTGAACTGAATATCTGCACGGCGGGTGGACTGCTCCCCCAGCACCGTATTAATAGTTGGAAGTATCGTATTAACCGTTAATGCAGGTCGTCCTTCTGCATCAAGAATAGAAACGTCTTCTATCTCCCACTGATCGCCTTGATAGTACGCATCGCACTTTTTAGCCATCTCGATATACTCAAGATGCCCATTATCTCTAGCGCGTTCATACCGATCCCACTGGCTAGAAGCAATGCGGCCCTCTTCTTCAGGAGACATTGAACTCTTTTTCTTTGTTGGATATTTCATAGTTACGCGCTCATTGCAGATTTATTTTTAGGAGTGGCCGTTAAATAGTCTAACCTGTCTCTCCATGAGGGTTCTCTGATAACGGGGGCTTGGTAAGTCGCAAACTCAGTCATCATCAAACCTAACCATGCCAAAGCATCCACTTGGTCATCGTGAACACCGCCGGGGAACCGCAGTAATTCAGCTACCAGCGGCCCGGTAAATATCGCATCCCTTGGGAAGTAAACCATGCCTTGCTGCATCCTTCCCTGAATGGCTCTTGCTCTGGCTTCTTTGTCTCTCCTTCCGGTACGGAGGTCTTTTATGTAAGCCTCATAAAGCCCTCTTTCTCGTACACGTTTTTCAAGAAATGGCCCTAGAGCCATTTCAATGTGTCCTTTTTCTATGCCGATCATCGAAGGTTTCCACTCTTCGTAAAGGTCTAGTATCCGTTCAACGATCTCAAAACCGTCAAATCTACCACGAACCACGTCAACAATGAACAGCTCGTCATACTCGTTAACGCCAATAACCATGCCTACCGAATAGTCGTTTCTGTCGTTTTTACCGATGGCTAAGTCCCACGCACAGTAGTAACGCATCTCATCCATATCAACATCTTCAGGGTCGTAGTACTGAATCATGTCTCTGGTAAAGTATTCACCGTCATCTGCCACAGGATTCTGCTGGTATAACGCTGACCAATCTCTAGGGCCAACCGCCTTTCGTATACGGTCTAGGGACTCGGAGCTGTAGCGTTCAGGGTGAAGGGCTTCGCCTTCCTTTCTAAATTCTTCTGGTTCTTCGGCAATAGCAGGGTATCGAACTACTTCCCATTCATCGCCGCCTTCAGTAGTGGCTTTTAATAACCTGCCTGCGAGATCATCATCATGCCAACGAGTAAGAATAACCAATACACCGCCACCGGGAGCGAGTCTCGTATACGCCGTAGACGTATACCAATCCCAGTTAGCATCACGGTTATTCTGGCTTTCAGCATCTTCACGGTTTTTTACAGGATCATCGATGACAAGTATATGAGCACCCTTACCAGTAATACCACCACCCACACCAGCAGCGACAAACCCGCCGCCATTAGTAGTAAGCCAAGCTTCCGCTGACTGAGATTCAGGATCGAGCCTAGTTTCAAATGCAGTCTTATAGGTTGGCTCCCTAAGGAGTCCGCGTACCTTACGGCTAAATCCCATAGCCAGTGACCCTGAATACGAACAAGAAATAAATTCATGTTGGGGATTACGCCCGAGGTGCCATGCTGGGAACGCCACTGAAGCGAGAGTCGATTTACCGTGTCTCGGAGGTAGGAATAACATAAGTCGAGGCGACTCTTTCGCCACAACTCTTTTACTAAATTCTTCAAGTCTTTTGCAAACATCTTTATGTACCCATCCTGCTTGATAATCTGCGTTAAATCTTTCTACAAAAGGCAGCAGCCTCTTGCGGGTTAAAAACCGTAAAGCTAACTCGGCTCGTGCTTTTTCTTCTACTGTTTGTTGTGGTGTTTCTTCTACCACGGGTGATGCAGGTGCAGGAATAGACTCTGCTTCATCTGCCTTGCAGTATACACAGAAACCGTCCTTCCCTGAATATAATGTTTCGGGGTGAAGGTTCTTACAACGCTTGCATTGGATCTGGGCTACTTCAGCCATCTGACGTAGGTTCTAAATATTCAGCGTCCTTGCCAGCAATTTTTAATAGTTCTTCGTCAGACATTCTTTCTAACTGTTTGGGGGTGGTGTCTATATTGATATTAACCTGTGTTGCGTTGTCGGGGGTTCCTAGCCCATGCAGTTTGACTAAACTATCGACAGTGTTCTTCATCTCGGTAGCCGTCGCGGATGCTTGGTAAGCGTCCATGTACATAAGGTGAGCGTTCGAGCGGGTGAACTTAACGTCCTCTCGCATTTGTTCACGGAAGTATTCTAAGGCCTGGGCGACCTTCGGACGCTTAATTGCGTCATATACAGCGTTTGTATTGGAATAGCCTGCGCCCCTACCAGCAGCAGCGATACTCATGCCACTCAAAACCAGCATGACCAGTTTTTCTTGTTGTACTGTTAAGTCCCCTAAACTCAAGCCCATGTAGGGCATATGAGATTGGAACTCCAGTACGTCAGTGGATGGTTCGCTCTTGTTTTCTGCTTCTGCCAATTTCGTCACGTACAGTGTCGTCTAAGTAAACGAATATAGGTGCCATGTGTAATAACCCTGCACCCTCTAATTCTTCTCGGTACTCTTCTAAAGAACATATCTCTTCAACTTTGTAACCATCATAGACTAATACTTCGGGGCCTTCGCCTCTGTGACCTGTGCCGAGTATTGCGTATTCCAGGCCATCAATGGACAACATCTTGGTATAACTCATTGCGGAATAGTATAGCTTGTGGTAGCCAATCACAAGGGGCAAATTTTTGCCGAAAATTTTTTACAGAAATTTTTTTTGAAAAAATACGTCAGAATCGCTGAGACATAATCTCCCCGGACGCCAGCCAGAACCCCCACATCCCCGATCCTCCCACGTGGAACCTTGTTTCCAAATCTCGGGGTGGAACCTTGTTTCGAAACCCCCTTTCTATTCGAGGGGCGCCGCCGAGCAAGCTCGCCGCCGGTCAGTTCAGTTGTGATTTTAACTCACACAATAAGGATTGATCATGACATTGAAGCAACTCAAAGAAGCAATGAACAACTTACAAACACTCGCTGACTTCGAACTAATGGCAGTCGGTGCCCAGATAAAGAGCCAACCCACTTCTCTCAAGCAAGTGGCAGCCTTCGCTTTGTGGAGAGCCGAGGTAGAACGTCGCAACATCAAGCGTGATCCCAAGAAATACGCAGCAGGTTACGGCGCTGCAGCTCTTACAGTAGTAGGTATCACCTCCCTTTAAGGGGGGTATACCTTTAACCTTTAACTTACTTCCCCTTTAGGGGATAAGGAACCAACCATGAAACACATTAAACAACTTGCCAAGAAACTCAAAGACCCTTCATACAAACTCAGATCAAAGGGTGACATCATCATTGACAGCAAACCCAACAAACCAACAACTAACCAACAATAAGGAACCAACCATGGCAACATCAGCAACACCAGTCCTAGTCAAGAAAGGCCCATTAACTTCAGCAATCTACGCCAAGACGAAGTCGGGCAACAAATACAAGCTCAACGGCACCAAACATCTAACCTACACACCAGAACAAACAACCAAACTCATCAACAAGATCAAAGCCGCAGGCAAAATCAACATAAAACACTGGACAAAAGTCTAACCGCCCTGCGTGACACTGTGTGACACCATGTGTGACAGATACTCTCTCGTACTTGTCACACACTTAACTCACTGATTTCACTAAACATTCCTAAGGTCTAACCCAATGTGTGACACGTGTGCCAGGTAAAAACGACATCAATTAAACCCTAGACCTTAGACAATCAATTGTTGTTATTTTTCAGAGAACATTAAATAACCTGACACACATGGCACACATTCAACAATTCATCCATTAATCAATAACTTAGGACTATATTTACTTGGCACACAATCTGGCACACACCCTCATTTATCTGGCACACACCCCGATATCTGACACACAAACCCCGGAAAACAACAAGTAGTTTTCCGATCAGGACAGTTTTGAATTATCAACCAACGACAAGGAATCATCCAATGATACCATCAATAGAAGAATCACTCACAAAACTAACGGCCAAATGCTCAGAAGAACTTGAGAAAGGAACTCATCCCTTCTTCACACGACAGCTATTGTCTTTCTTCTCAGACCAAGACCTAAAGAATCTTCTTCCTGTGATCCAAGAAGAGATATCTGAACGAGACTTATCAGACATATTCGACACATTCGAAAAGAAAGAACACGAACAAGCACTACGCAACTCAGACGGCAAACTCATCTGAAAACCCGCGAAAAATAACAAGTGATTTTTCGGTCAGACCAACTTTGAAATTAACCAACAATAAGGACTAATCAGTGAAGCAAAAACCCAAAGTCATCAATGTACTTAACCCTGAGGAAACTCAGGAACTACTGGACAAATGGAAAAAAGAAATAGCTGCTATGGAAAAGCGACAAGACGCAATAGCAGCTGAAATGTCAGCTGAAATACAAGGCCGATACGACGCAGCAACTGCTGAAGAAACAGACCCTAACTGCCCTTTCGCAGACAACTAACCATAAACCGGGGGTTTCGGCCCCCACAACTGGAGACACTTAATGAAATTTGAAGAACTAAAAACCAAGGCACAACCGTTCCTCTCTAAGACAAAAGAACTCGGAACCATGGCTTTCAACTACGTCAAAGAGAACCCAAGGGATGCGGCATACGATGTTGCAGCCTTTGCAATCGCTATTGCGTTACTCGACATAGACGACGCACTTGAAGCCATCGAAGACAGCACTGCAGTTTCTGCTGCGGTTGACCTTAACTCTTACTGGAATAGCTAACCATGTCCAAACTTAAAGCACACTACACAGACGCTTTCGGCAATCTTGCCGGGAGCTGGGAGCAAAAAATGTCCGAACAACCACCTAAGCAACAGGAAATGCCTTTTTTACAGACATTCCAAACACCTTTCAAAGTAATCATTGCTGGTTCAAGAGATATCAAAATTGACATAAAAAAGGTATTTCCAAGGCTCGACAAGATAACCAGCAAGAAATCCTCCATAGAAATTGTATCTGGCACAGCTAGAGGAGGTGACCGACTTGGAGAAGCATGGGCCAGAACAAATGGCCACGAAGTAAAGAAATTCCCTGCAGATTGGGGCAAATACGGACGATCTGCAGGCTACAAGCGTAATGAGCAAATGGCTGATTACGCAGACGCCTTAATTGCTATCTGGGATGGCAAGTCAAAAGGCACCAAGCACATGATCGACATAGCAACCAAGAAAGGTTTGCCTGTTCGTATCATTCAAGCCTAAGGAGGCACAACATGACTGATCTGACTAAACTTCAACAGGATATCCATACGCTTTCACAAGAGCTTAAAGATATCAACGAACACGTCTTGCAGCTTACTAAGCAAAGCGACGTGACCAAAGAAGCCGTCCAAAAACTCATAGATATAATGGTTCAAGGACAAGAACAAGCCTAAGGAGGGCAACATGACCGCACGACTACGCTACGCATTCATCATTGCGTATTACTACCTAACCCCTACTCGTATCCGTACATGGTTACGGGTAGGACAATCCGCCTCAACCATTCAAGATGTATTGAAGTTGATGGCACATGACACTGCCACTTGGCCAACACTTATAGATATTGCGAAGCATATCGACTGGCTTAAACAAACTTTCGGAGACCGACATGAGACTAAATAGATACTCTTACCTAGACCTTGGTGTCTTAACCTTACTTGCAGGCATTTGGCTAATGGCTGCTGCAACCTTACTAATGGGCGTGGCTCTCATGAGTCATGACCCATATGTGGAAATCACAAATGCTTCAGACGTGTTGCTATCAATAGTCAAAGTATTTGGGATGTTTGTAATACCAATCATGCTACTGATTGGCACAACGTTCGGAGCTGCAAAGATGACATCTTTGAGGGAGGGGAGACGCAGATAATGGTTAACGCTCTAATTTTCATAGCATCAATAGCAATCACGCTGTTGATGCTTCCAATACTCGCGGGGCTTTACACAGCCGCGTTCTACATAGCTGTAGTTGCCTTACTAGTGGGGGCTATAGTTTTTTACATCAAACACCTAAAATAAGGAGGTGGACATGACCGATCCATTTGAAAGAGATGGAATAGACTTACAGGAACTAGACTTCAACAGTTCCGATACGTTTCCGACGGAAGACGAGGTGCATCCGTACTTCGAAGACGACGAGCATATCGGATCTGTTGGAGACAGGTATCGACAGCTAGGGTTTGACGAACTATTCAGCGTCGATGAAGAAGCCGCGTAAAACCGCAAGCAGTTTTACGGTCAGGCCAGAAATTGAGTCTTTAGGCTCACAAAAATCAACTACAGGTACAGGAGGTACCACAATCATGACCTATTCATTCACAAACACGTCCTTTAACCGCATCTACAACCAGTCAGCGACCAGCTACGACGCGAAGAAAGCGCGTTACATCCACAACTTCAACAACGGAGATGTGGGCGAGGACATCCTAGATGCTTTCGGAGATTCGTACGATCCCAACTCGATCTACAAACCAATCGAGATCTTGAGCTTCGTTCAGAAACTTCAGGACAAGAACTGCTGGCTAGCTCGTGGGCTTTACAAAAAGCTAACCAGCCCGGACTGGGACAACGGTGTTGACCAGACTGAACGGCTACGAGAAGAGTTCGGCTTCTCATGCGATGAAGAACATGTCGGAGACCAATTGGATACTGAGTTCAATTACCTCTTCACTTTGACTTCGATCATGATGAACACCCCAGACGAGAACGGAAACGTTTACGATTGGGACTGGTCATTCCATTACTTCAATCCTTCTCAGTTCGATGAGAACAGCAAGCAATGGGTGAACGCCAACAAAGCTGATTCTTGGTCAGACGCTCAAGTCGAGATGGAAGCAATCGTTGAGCACTTAAACGTCATGAAGCCAATGCGGTTACGCGAGAGGCTGAAAGATGCACTTGCTCAAACCAACGCTAGTTAATACACAGCTAGCTACACAAGGCCCTGATGGACTTCGGTTCATCGGGGTTTTGT